TGCAGAGTTTATAAATGAAAACAAATTGCTTTTTGCAGAAGGGAATGCTATAAAATATATATGCAGGCATCCACACAAGGGGAAGCAAGAAGATATAAAGAAAGCAATACATTATTTACAAATGATACTAGAAAGGGATTACGATGTGTAAGACACCAGAAGATCTAGATTTAACAGGTATAGATACAGTTGCAATTGACTTAGAAACTTATGACCCTAATTTAAAAACAAAAGGTCTAGGTGCTATAAGACGTGATGGTTTTGTATGTGGAGTTGCAATTGCTACAGGAAAAGACACTGTGTATTTTCCAATTAGCCACTCAGATATAGATATGTCTTTAGATAAAAAAATAAAATTTTGGGAAGCTCTAGATGAAAAATTATTTCAAAATGAAAAAATAACAAAAGTATTTCACAATGCAATGTATGACGTATGTTGGATTAGAGCTGTCACAGGTAAAAAAATGAAAGGTCGTATTGTAGATACTATGATTGCAGCTTCTGTAATTGATGAAAATAGATTTAAGTATTCTTTAGATTCTTTATCTAAAGATTTTCTAAAAGAAAGAAAAGGAGGGTATGACCTACAAGAAAAAACTCTTGCATGGTCTAAAGGAACAATTAAAGATCCGATGAGTAATATGCACAAGTTACCTGCATCTATTGTAAAAGATTATGCAAAACAAGATGTAGATTTAACTTTAAAGTTATGGAAATTATTTGATAAAAAGCTTGACGAAGTATTATATATTAAACCTGAAGACAATGAAAAGAAAACTTCTAGAAGTATTTTTGAATTAGAAACAAAACTATTTCCTTGTTTGGTTGACATGAAATTTAAAGGCGTTAAGATTGATGTCGAAAAAGCTAGAGCATTTGGTAAACGTTTAGAAAAAACTAGAAATAATATTATAGATTATATTGCTAGAAGAACTAACATTCGAATAGAAATATGGGCAGCCTCTTCAATCAAAGCTTTGCTAGATCATCAAAATATTGATGACTATACAAAAACACCTAAATCTGGAATGCCACAACTTCCTAAAGATTATTTATCTACTCATAAAAATAAATATTTAAGACTAATAGCTAAAGCTAGAGAATTAGATAAAGCTAAAAATACTTTTATAGAAGGACTATTGGGGTTTGTTCATAATGGACGAATACATGCAGATATAAATCAAATTAAAGGAGAACATGGAGGAACTGTAACAGGTAGATTTTCTATGAGTAATCCTAACTTACAACAAATTCCTTCTAGAGGATACATAGGCAAAAAAATGAGAGAACTATTTATTCCTGAAACAGGTAGTGACTGGTATAGTTTTGACTACAGTCAACAAGAGCCACGTATTGTAGTTCACTATGCTATTAAATTAGGTATGGCTGGAACTGCAGATTTAAAAAAAGAATTTGACAAAGAAGATGCAGACTTTCATCAGATCGTTGCAGACATGGCAAAAATACCGAGAAAACAAGCTAAGACAATTAACCTTGGTTTGTTTTATGGTATGGGTAGAATAAAATTACAAAAAGAACTAAACTTAGATGCAAAACAAGCTAAGACATTATTTAATACTTACCATGCTAAAGTTCCTTTTGTAAAACAGTTATCTCAAGATTTGTCAGAATTTGCAAGTAACGAAGGATTATTATTTACATTAGGAGATAGGTTTTGTCGTTTTGATAAATGGGAAAGTAGAGACAAAGAATGGAATCCTGAAACTAATCGTTTTACTGAAGTAAAACTTCACGCTACAAAAGAAGAAGCTATAGATGCTTATAAATTAGAGCAAATGGAAAAATATGACAAATTAATAGATCCTGAAAATGAGCATTTTGAAAAACATTATACAAGAGCATTTACATACAAAGCATTAAATAGATTGGTGCAAGGATCAGCAGCAGACATGACAAAAAAAGCAATGGTATTGTTGTATGAGAAAGGTATAATACCTCATATACAAATACACGATGAGCTTTGTGTGTCTATTAAGGACCAAGAAACACGGACCATGGTTCAAAATATAATGGAACAAGCTATTAAATTAAAAATAAATAACAAAGTAGACTGTGAATTTGGATCAAATTGGGGTACAATAAAGTCATAAATTATGGCTTATTTAAATGCAGACATACCACCAATTTACTGTAAAATAAAAAAGGAGTATTTATATGACCTTACAAAACATCACGGAGAAAGCGAAGATTGCTGTGTATTTAGTGTTACGTCTATTACAGATCGTGCGCTCTTATTCAATATCATGTTACCGAATGGGGCATGTTTTTGGCGCTTGCCTATATCAGCGTTTTTTCAAGAAAAATTTGATAGAACCGTTGTGCCCGATATGCCAATCGACCAATTACAATTGTGGAATAGTTTTAGTTACTATCCTAGTGTTCATTGCTTCAGTTTTCTAAGAGGAAAACGTGGTAAATATTTTGGTAAAGATAAAAAAAATTATCCCTTTGAGTATTTATTTACTATTGACTGGGGGCATCCAGAGAGTAATATACTGGATACCGAACACTCTGAAATTCCTGCGGAACATAAGTGTGCACATATATTGGCTCTTGATGACGGCAATTATGCAGCTCAGCCTAATAATCGTATTTTGTGGGACGCTCCTAACTATACTACTGATAGGAACGTGCCGGATTATATGGTCCAAACTACAAAATGGAATGTTGAAAATAAAGATTGGCTGACAGAAGATAGTAAAAAAATGTTTTATGAAACAGAAGACAAATAGGATGTTAAATGAATGTAGTAGATCTATTAAAGAAAAATGTAGTGATGGTTCCTGTAGTAGCCTCTCTTATAGTAGGTACATTTACAGGGGTTAAATACATTGTGTCTCTAACAGAAACTATTAATAAGAACAAAGCAGAAATCACAGTAATAAACGATACTCATCTTTACAATTTTAAAACTTACATCGCTAGAATACAAGAAAACCAAAATCATTTACTATTAAATATCGAAACTAACAAAGGTAATACTATTGTTACCAATGATAAACTTAAAACAATGGAACAAAAAATAAATGAAATGGAACAAGATTTTAAAAATTTTTTAATAATGCGTAGTACGTTGGTTGAGGGTAAATAATATGGAGTGTGCCAGTATGAACTATTATTTTACAGGTGCATTAATTATAGCTTTTATTATATTAACAGTAATTGTAGCACCATTATGAAATATTTAATTATATTTATTTTAACCGCAGGGTGTATAAAAAGTGAACATGATTTTATAACTGCTCCTCCTGGTTTAACTTCTGCAATATACGAACAACTTCTAAAAATAGAAAATGAAAATAAGTGAAAATACATCAATAAGTATGCCTATGAAAAATATGCTAGCAATCATTGCTGGTGTAGCCATGGGTGTGTTTGCATATACAGAGGTCACATCTAGATTAACAAGCTTAGAGACATCACGTGAGTTGTTTCAAGCAGATTTACTCAAGAAGTCAGAACAATTACCCACAGACCAAGAACAATACATGTTGATAGAAGATTTGTACAAAACAACAGAGAAGTTAGAGATAACTCAAGAACAAAACATGACGAACAAAGTTAATATAGAATTCTTAAAAGCACAACTAGAAAAAGCATTAAATGATGTAGAAAATTTAAAAGATAAAGTAAGAGCAAATGGTAACGGAGCACATTGATGATTGAAGTTGTAGTTGCATTACTTATGATTGTAAATGGTGAGATAAAAGAACACAGAATACAAGAGTCTATGTCGAAATGTTTAAAAGGAAAAAGAATTGCAATGCGTTCAAATACTGGTAATAATGTGGACTATCAATGTATAAAATCTAAAGCAGAGACAGAAATCTATATGGGTGAAAAATCTATAAAAAAGCTTATACTGAAATAATAAAATATGCAACTTTCCAAACACTTTACTCTTAAAGAGATGACAGCTTCTATGGTAGCTCGTAGAAAAGGTATAGACAATACACCAGGATCCGGTGAGATTAAAAGTCTAGGTGATCTTTGTTATGAAATTTTAGAACCACTACGTGCACACTTTGACAAACCAGTTACAATCACCAGCGGCTATCGTTCAGAGGCGCTTTGTGAAGCAATCGGCAGCAAAAAAACTTCACAGCATGCGAAGGGCCAAGCGGTCGATCTAGAAATATTTGGCGTACCCAATATTAAAACAGCTTACTGGTTACAAAACAACGTTGACTTTGATCAATTGATCATGGAATTTTTTGACAAAGATGATCCAGCAGGGGGCTGGGTACATATAAGTTATAATGAGTCTGGTTCGAACAGAAAACAAGTTCTTACTTTTGACGGAAAAAAATATACTGAAGGTTTACCAGAAATGAAATGGAAGGATGGTCAAGTAATATGAGTATAATAGATAAAAAAACAATAAAACTATTTAACAAAATAGATACAGTACATGGTATCTGTGAAGAATGTGAAGAACAAACAATCTTAGTTGCAATCGTTTCAGAATTTTATAGATGTACTAACTGTGGTCATGATACAAAACAACATATCAATGGTAGAATTAGATATTTAAAATTAGATGATATGGATAAAAAATGGATAAAGGAGAACTACATAAAATGACAGATAAGAAAAAAATGTTAGAAAAACATAGCAAGCATCACAGTGCAAAGCATATGAAACAAATGAAAGCTGACATGAAAAAAGGTGATTCATTTAATAAAGCACACAAGAAAGCTCTTAAAAAAGTTGGTAAGTAGTGGCTAGAAAATTTAAATCATTCGAGACAAGAGATAAGCCTAAAAAACGTGGGCCTCGAAAACATAAGAAATCATTAAATAAGAACGAGAAAAGACAAAAAAGAACTCGACGTTACAAGGGTCAAGGTAAAGGTTAGATTATTTTTTGAGATTGACACATAAATTTTTACGTGAACCAACTGTAATGGTTGATTTACCACTAAACACGGACCACAAATCATTAATCAAAACTATGATTGAAGAAATGTATAAAAATAATGGTGTAGGGTTAGCAGCTAATCAAATAGGTTCATCTAATAAAATATTTGTAATAGATATATCTAATGAAAGAAATAATCCTCAAGTATTTGTTAATCCTATAATTAAAAAACAATCTAAAGAAAAATTAACTGAAGAAGAAGGGTGTTTATCTTGTCCAGGTCAACTGAGTAATGTTAGAAGACATATATATGTAGCTTTAAAATGGTTTTGTGAACATGGAAAAGAACACTATAAAACTTTTTATAATTTCCCTGCTCGTGTTATTCAACACGAAATGGATCATTTAAATGGTAAACTTTGTATTGATAATTAAACAGCTTCCTGTTCTTGACACATGAATTTAGTAAATACTTGTTTTTCATTAACAAATTCTCTTGTAAGCGAGACTATAATCTCTTCACTATGGGCATAACCATAGACAGTGCAATCGTAAGCGTCATTAAATACAAACTGAGGCGTAGGTATTTTTATACACTCATTTCCAGGGATTGAACTGCACATCCATAAAATTAACACAAATTTAGTCATTGACAACCTTGTAAAAAAATATAATAATCCTATATTATTGTTTATAAATAATGAAAGGATATAATAATGACCGACGTAAGTAAATACAAATCAGTTGCACTATCTCATAGTAGTTGTGACAAATTAGATAAGATCCGAAAGGTAATTGTACCTGAGGTAGAGGTATCTAGAGCTAAAACTTTAGATATATTAATCAACGAGAAAGCAAGGAAATTAAATGGAAAGTTACGGATCAAGAACGCTTAATGAATACGATGCATTTAATCCAGTAAGAAACCTTTGGAGAAATGTATTAATAGTTGCAATATCTGATGCTATTAAAATAAAAAGTAACATAGTTAAATACAAAGAATTTTATGAAAAAAAAAGATTTCATGAATTAGATTATGTAACGTTACCTAACTCTGACTTTGCAAAAATTTGTGAATATGCAGAGTTAGATCATAACTTAGTTAGAAAGAAAGTAATAATAACATTAGATAATATGGAAAAAAACTATGACAAAGATAATATGCCCTCGATGCCATGGAAACGGTTATATCAAAGTAAAGGAATCAATCGAGAATCCAGTGGAAATTATACAACAATGTCCAAATTGTAATTCGCAAGGAGAAATAACAATGAGTACAGAACGATTAATACTTGAAACTAAACTTGTTAAAGAATTAAACGGAGTAATTAAAAAGTTAAATGATGAAGTTGATATGTTAACTAAACAAAAAGTTTTTTTA